CGTTCTCTTGCGAAATGTCAATCAAAACACGTTTGCAATCCCAAAAAAGCAAAACAAACCACTTTTATTTAGACTAATTAAACACAAACAACATGAGAGGAGGTGACAGAAAATCAAAATCAGTAGAACAGCACAAGGCCGATGGAACTTACCGAGAGGATAGGCACGGAGGCAAAGTAAAAGCACCAACAGTGGAAGCAATCGAACCACCTGCTTATTTCAAAGGCGAACATCTTGATAAATGGAACGAAGTTTGCGCGAATTTGCGCGAATTTGGAATCTTGGCAGTTCAAGACAGGGATTCAATAGAAACCTACGTTTCCTCTATCCTTCTTCAGAAAAAGGCATGGGTGCAAATTCTTGAAAATGGATTTGAAGTCGAAGGCTATCCAAACCCTGCAATAAAAATCTACCAAAACCTTGAAGGCATTATAAAGCCCCTACGGGAGCAGTTCGGATTCACGCCAAGAGCAAGACAGGGAATGCAAACTAAGGCAAAGGAACCAGAACGCGTTGATCCTATCCTTGCATTCCTAAACCCGATAAAAAAGAAGTATGATAAAGCTGTATGATAAATACATCAAAGATGTTAAATCAGGCAAAGTTAATGTGTGCAAATACATACAGCAAGCAGTAGAACGGCAGTTGTCAGACTTGCAGCGCGAAAAGTCGGCAGATTTTCCGTACTACTTCGATAAGACAGAAGCTGCCAGGTGGTTGGGGTTCGTTTCAATACTTCGCCACACATCAGGTGAATGGAAGGGCCTGAATTTCAGGATACAAGACTTTCAGGCTTTCCGTTGGGCAGTATTATTCGGATGGCAAAGGAAAGACGGAAACGGCAGACGCTTCAGGCGTGCATACATAGAAGTTGCAAGGAAGCAGGGAAAGACAGAAGAAGCGGCGGCCATTGCCTTGGGGGGGCTTCTTATTGATGGGGAAGAAACAGCGCAGATATTTTCAGCAGCAACAACCAGGCAACAGGCCAAGATTGTCTATGGTGCGGCAAAAATAATGGCACGTGAACTGAAAAAAGATAGTCCTGCTATTGATGGGATTGTTCGCCTATTAGCGCATAGAATCCTGAACACCGGAACAGATTCATTCTTTGAAGCCCTATCTTCTGATGCTTGGACGCTTGATGGACTTTCGCCACATATTGCCATAATTGACGAGTTTCACGCACATCCGAATAACGAGGTCTTGAAAGTCATTGAAACAGGGATGGGTGCAAGGCGCAGGCCATTGACGTATATCATCACAACGGCAGGCTTTGACATCGAAAGTCCATGTTACAACCTTCGCAGATCAGCCATTGATATTTTAAGCGGATCAAAGCAGGATGAAACCTTTTTCACTGCCATCTACACACTTGATGAGGGCGATGATTGGAACGATGAAAATACATGGATCAAGGCGAACCCGCAAATAGGAATTACCCCAACATGGGATTTCATGCGAAGCGAGTACACCAAGGCCATGAACGAAGGAGGACAATCTGAAGTAGAGTTTAAAACAAAAAACCTAAACATCTGGACAACAAGTTCAAAGACTTGGATACCAGATGAAGTGTGGCAGTCTTGCCCAAGCAGTTTTGACGCGACCGAACTATATGGCCGCAAGTGTTACGGAGGTCTTGACTTCGCAGCAGTATCAGACTTCACGGCAGCCGTTCTTGTTTTTCCACCTGATGACATAGAAAGTGGTGAGTTTATAGTGTTGCCTTTCTTTTGGATTCCAGAGGAAACTTTGAAGATCAGATCAAGGGATTACCCGGACATGAAACGATGGGTAAAAGATGGATTCATAACCGTAACACCTGGGAATGTAACAGATTACGATTACCTGATGGCTGAAATGCACAAGATCCGAGAGACCTACACCATGCTTTCGATGGGATATGACCCACACAACGCATGGCAAACGGTAGCAAAACTACAAGATGATGGCTTTCCAATGGCCGTATATCGGCAGGGTTACGCCACTATGTCGCCACCTACAAAGGAGTTTGAACGCTTTGTAAAGCAAAAGCGGATCAATCATGGAGGAAACCCGGTATTAAGATGGATGATGACAAATATTAATCCTCGTTATGATCGTGCCGAAAATATAACACTTCACAAGATGACAAAGCACCAAAAGATAGATGGAGTGATTGCAACAGTTATTGCATTCGGTGAGATGCTATCAAATCCAACAGTAGAAAGCTATTCTTCAGCAGACGCATTCATGATATAGAAAATAATTATTGAATTTGCAATTTTTTGGCCGTATCTTTGCAGCAGATAAAAGATATGGCCAATTTTATTACAAGAATTTCAGATTCAATTTTCAAGCGTTCGGCTCCATCAAGCCTTACCAATCCATCTGAATGGCTATATACCTTACTTGGCGGCTCCAAGACACACGCAGGAGTAACAATCAATCAAGAAACGGCACTAGCTCATGCTGCCGTATTTGCCTGTTCAAAAGTCCTTTCCGAAAGCATAGCATCCCTTCCGCTTGAATTATTTCAGTATCAAGACGACGAGACGACTAAGTTAACAAATGATTCACGTTACATATTACTGAACGCTGAACCATCGGAACTGTACACTTCTTATGACTTCCGGGCAACGGCCATGCTTCACGTTTGCCTGCATGGTAATTTCTATGCAAGTATTGTCCGTGATGGCAACAGGAGACCAGCAGAGTTGCGAATCATTGATCCTGCAACAGTTACTCCATACATTGCCAATGACGGCAATTTGTATTACAAAATCGCAAACGTTTCTACCCCAAAGAAACCATCCGAAATACTTCACGTAAAAGGATTATCAACCGATGGTATTGTTGGCCGTTCTCCTATTCAGATATTCCGCGAAAATATTGGCCTTGGTATTGCAACGATTGAAACACAAGGCAGCTTGTGGAAAAACGGTATGCTTTCTATGGGCTACTTGAAGCACCCGCTAAAGATGACCAGTGAACAGGTCATTGATATTCGCGAAAACTTCCGATTAAATTATTCCGGGAAAGAGAACGCAGGAAAAATGCCTGTTCTTCAGGGAGGGATGGAATACATACCATTAACATTGAAGCCATCGGATGCAATGTTCATCGAAACGGCCAAGTTGTCAAGGCAGGACATTTGCAGCATCTACCGTGTGCCACCGCACATGATCGGTGATCTTGAACGATCCACCAACAACAACATCGAACATCAGTCATTGGAATTTGTACGCGATACGCTACGGCCAATATTGAAGTCCTGGGAACAGGAATTGAACAGAAAGCTACTTTTTCAAAGCGAAAAGACCACACGCTTTTTCCGTTTCAATGTTGATGCCTTGCTACGCGGAGACACACAAAGTAGGGGCGAATATTTTACACGGGCTTTGGGTGGCGTTTCTAATCCGGCATGGATGACGCAAAACGAGATCCGCGCTATTGATAACCTTAACCCGATTGAAGGTGGCGATATATTATACAGTCCATCAATGAACGGACAAGGTGCGCAGCCGCTTACAAGTGAAATACCCACCACAACAGACACCAATGGCAACGACAACAACGACAATAGCAACGACAACAACCAACCAAACGACAGCGAAAATGGAACAAATATTTGACCGTAGAAATTGCGTTGGTGGGGTTGAGGTTCGCCAATCAGGTGAAGCAAACACGCTTCATGGGTATGCGTTAAAATTTGATGTTCAATACGACATGGGATGGTTTACTGAATCAATTAGCCGTTCGGCATTGAAGTCAGCAGACATGACAGACGTGAGGATATTGTTTAATCACGATCCTTCCTTGATCCTTGGTAGAACGCTTTCAGGAACTGCGCAAGTAGGGGTAGATGAGGTTGGCCTATGGTATTCCGTTGACCTTCCTAAGTCGCCAAATGGCGAAAACGTAAGGGTAGCACTTGAACGCGGAGATATTACGCAATCTTCATGGGGCTTCTATCTTGATTCTTCATCAGGTACAGCGCCAGATGTATGGGAAATGCGAGACGGGAAAAACCATCGCACCATCACATCCGTTGGGAGAATAGTAGATGCTTCACCAGTCACGTATCCGGCAAACCCCGATACATCGGCTGCAAAACGCAGCTATGAACAGCAAGTCAAGCCTGCTGGGCTAACAGCAACAGAAATTCAGGAATTAAATAATAAACGCCTTCACATCATTAACTTGATGACGGCTTCTAACCAATAAATAACACATACAAATGGTAACAGGTATTCAAAAAGTGTATGACGAACGCGCAAAAGTCGTCACACAAATGAAAGCCTTGGTTGAAGCATCAGCCAAGGATGTACGCGCAATGACATCGGATGAGAATTCGCAATACACGAAACTCGATGCCGATTACGAAGGATTGACCGCAACGATTCGCGCCTATGAATTGGCAGAAAAACGTGCAAATGATGGTGCTGCAAAGATCATTGATCCGCAGCTTTACACAGTAAACACCACAGCTATCAAAGACGATCGCGGAAAAGCAAAGGACTACGAACAGACCTTTGAACAATACTTCCGCTATGGCGCAAGCGCGCTAAGTCCAGAACAGCGCAGCATGATGTCTGAAATGCGCGGCACTTCCACGCAGGTAGTTGGCACGACCACGCTTGGAGGTTACACCGTTCCACAGGGATTTGTACCTGAAATTGAACGCGCCATGTTGGACTATTCCGGCATTCTTCAGGCTGCACGTGTAATCCGGACGGCAACAGGCAATGCACTACCTTGGCCAACCGAGGACGACACCACAACAAGCGCAATCCTTGTGGCTGAAGCAGCAGGATTCACTGTTGCGGATCTTACCTTTGGGCAGACTTCACTGGCTGCTTACAAGTACGGCACTGCCGCCAAGATTTCTTGGGAACTTCTGCAAGATTCCGCTTTCGATATGTCTGCTGAACTTGCCAATGTATTCGGCACTCGTTTTGGCCGAGCCGTAAACAGTTCCTGCACAACCGGAACCGGATCTTCACAACCAAATGGCGTTGTAACCGCTTCAACGGTTGGTAAAACGGCAGCATCTGCAACAGCTGTAACTTTCGCTGAAATCCTTGATCTGAAACATTCCATTGATCCGGCATACCGCGCATCAAATTCGTTTGGCTTCATGTTGAACGATGCTATTTTGGCGGTATTGAAAAAACTGACCATTGGCACATCTGATGGCCGTTCCTTGTGGATGCCTTCCTACGTTGCTGGGCAGCCTGACCGGATTGATGGTACGCAGTACTGGATCAATCAGGGTATGGACAGCGCAATGACCACAGGCAAGAAGATCCTCCTTTGCGGTGATTTTTCCAAGTACATCATCCGTCAGGTTCAAGACTTCACAGTATTGCGCCTTGATGAATTGTACGCAGCCAATGGCTTGGTAGGCTTTCAGGGTTATGCACGTTGGGACGCAAACTGCATCAACACGGCAGCAATCAAGCACCTGAAACTTGCGTAATCGTGAGAATCTTAATGATTGAATCCGTTGCAAGCATTGAGTTCCAATATGCGAAAAGCATGGAATACGATACAACAGACGAGATCGCAAAAGATTTGATAAAAGCAGGGTTCGCCGTGATGGTGAACCCTGCTATTCAAAAAGCGGTCTCTAACAATTCAGAAAAACAAACAAGGAAGAAATGACCGATGCGCAAAGACTATCGCTGCGTCCACCTGTGGTGGAAATGGAATGGTACAAGGGTAGTACTTTGCCCATCGTAGTTGTCGCGACCGATGAGGATGGTCTGGCCATCAACTTGACAGGAGCAACAGCAAAAATGCAGATCAAGAACGCAGCAGGAACAGTTGTATTGACATTGCAGACTGGAGGTACGGGGATAGCACTAACAAACCCAACACAAGGAGAATTGACAATCAGCCCTGAAGTGGTTGGAACATCAACCTTACCGCTTGACAATATCCTGTTATACGATTTAAAGGTGACACTTGCGGATACAACAATTTACCCTTGGTTCAGGGGAATTATTACGTTAATCGAAAAAATAACATCTTAATGACGATTAATGTAGCAGTTTCCAAGCGTGTTGTTAATATTGTTTTCCCAAGATCCATGCCTGCAAATGTAGAAGCATGGATGGATGCCTTGATTCAATATGACAGCGACGAATCAGCAAAAACAGCAGGGTTAATCGTAGGAGACTGGTATTTAACAGCAGGCAATCACATGAGCGCACCACCCGGCATCCCAAAAAAGATAATAGCATGACAAGCCAAGACACATATACGGGAGTGACGCTCACAAAATTAAATGACCTTCCTGTTGCCTTCGATGATGTTCGCAGACAATTGAGGTTAGATGATATTGCACAAGATGATGACCTGATCAGATTGTATGTTTCAGCATTATGCGAACAAGTGGAGCGATTGTATTCCGTTGCCATGCTTACTCAAACCGTAGTGGAAACACATTCTTCTTTTCCTGTCAACGGAAACCAAGAAATAGTACTTTCAATCAGACCAGGACAAACCGTTTCAAGCATTCAGTATATTGACGCAAACGGCACAACGCAAACATTCTCATCATCGAAATACACAAGCTATGCCAATTCAAAGGCATTCTTTGTCGTTCCAAATGTAGATTATGAATGGCCAATTGATACGGCTATCCGTCCGGATGCAGTCAGAATAACATACACGGCAGGATACGGCACATCACCATCAACTGTGCCTGCTGCTATGAGACTTGCTATATTGAACATGGTCGGTAAGATGGACGCAAACAGAGAAGACATGGTGCAGGAGAAAATAAACGCATCCGATATATTACTGCTTCCATTCTTCCAATTCAGATCATAATGGCAACAAAGAAAACAAATATAGGACAGCTAAACCAAAGGATAGCGATTCAACAGGAAACTGCAAGCCGTGGCGATTTTGGACAAGAGATATTAACTTGGAGCGATTTAACATCGTGCTGGTCATTGGTAGAATTTTCAATGGCAGGATCAGGCGAAGGAATAGCAGCAGATCAAATCGTTGTAACAACGAGGGCAGATTTCACTATCAGATACCGAAACGATATTGATGAGAAAATGCGGATCGTTTACAACGGATCAAATTACGGCATATTAAATATAAAGAATACAGGTAGATCAGCCTACATGACAATTCAAGCGCACAAAGTAGAATGAATATAGGAAAGTACATATACGCCAAACTAATAGCATCAACGCCTGTAACGGCATTGGTTTCAACGCGTATTTACCCGGTACTGATCGGAGAAAAGGCATCTTTCCCTGCCATTGCCTACATGGTTGAAACAGTACCGAAAGACAAGCAAAAAACACAAGCGTCAGACCATGATACCGAAACTGTAACTTTTCATTTTTGGTCTGACATTCAGCAGGGAGCAGACGGATATAATAAGATCGGGCAAATAGACGCAGCAATCCGGCAAGTGTTCGACTTCACAAGCGGAACGCTTGCAGGCGTTACAGTTGAGCATGGATATTATGTTTCTTCAAAGGACATATTCAATGAAGATAGAATGTTGATTGGAAGGGAAGCAATCTATACCTTCATTACGAAAAACTAATAGTGATGAAATCTACCGAAAGTCAAATGAATGAGATAATTGTTGAAATCTCAAAAGTAAACAAGCAGGTAGGAAAGACAATAAAAAGTGAATTATCGGTTGCAGCAAAGCCAGTAGTCAGCAATCTTCAGGCAAATACGCCTGTCGGAACAAGGACACACAAACGATATTCCAATGGAAGTGTTGTTGCCACTTATAGTCCCGGCAACTTGAAAAAATCAATAAAAGTATTACGTTTTGCGGGAAGCAAATCGGCTGTTTTTGTTGGCCCTTCTGTTGGGAAGAAAAAGCCGAATGATGGATATTACGCAAGATTCATACAATTCGGTACAAAATTTATTGGAGAAAACAGATTCATTGAAAGGGGACTGCCAACATCATTAAATGAATCATTGAAAATAATGACTTCGATACTGAAAAGCAAAATAAACAAAATATGAAAGTTCAATACATAAAAGACTTTACAACAACAGACGGTCTTGAAATAAAAAAAGGCTGGACAGTTGAACACGATGACGCTGTTTCTGCCGTTCAAATAGCCGCAGGATTATGTGTTCAAGTTGATGATGCTGCATATCCCCGCAGACAGGAACAACTTGTTTTTGAATGCGCATCACCATCACCAATACCAACACCAAACAAATCAACTTTCAAATTCTAAACAAAAATAACAATGCCGGGAACAGTAGGTACAGTACTCGCAAAAGCCATGAAATTGTGGGTAGGCACAGTTTCTCCAGTCGCAATCACTTGTCAGGTTGATGCGTCAATTTCAATGTCAACAAACATGATTCAAACCTCCTGCAAAGACAGCGGCGCAGATGGCGCATATCTGCCTGGGGAAAAGTCATGGACGGCATCAGGTAGCGGGAACTTCGCTTTTGATGCAACCTATGGCGAAAGCCAATTGTTTGCCGCTTGGAAAGATCAGACCGTTGTGGCTGTTGTTTTCCAGAACACCGTAGTAGGTGACAAAAAGTATAGCGGCAACACGTACATCACATCTTTGTCTTTCAATTCATCCGGTAACGATGAAGCCGTGACATTTGACTTTGAATTGCAAGGCACAGGCGCATTGGTTGAAGCAACCATTTAATAGACAGCTTTTAGTAAGGCATTGGTTATGCCAGTGCCTTACTTTTTTTTCAAACTACCTAAGAAAAAAAACATGAAATTCCAATCCATTGAAATAGGCGGTAAGCTAAGGCCCATCCGCTTTTCTTTTGCCGCATTATACGAGTACGAGAAGAATACAGGCAGAAACGCACTTCAGGACTTCGCACAATTGCAAGGCGAAAACATCAGCGTAACCATTGCCGCTGACCTGATCTACGCAGGCCTTTCCCTTGGATGCAAAACCAATGGCGTAATGCCCGACTTTACACCCTATGATATTGCTGACTGGTCATTTCAATCACCGGATGTAATTGCAAAAGCAATGGAGATCTTTACCGAATCATTTTCAAAAAAGGAGGTTGAGACGGGCAAGGAGTCAGGAAAAAAGAATTTGAGGGCTGGGATAGCCTAATGGAGATAGGCGCAATGTGCGGAATGACTGAAGCAGAATTTTGGGATTCAACACCACGCTACCTTTCTGCCTGCGTTGAAGCAGTACAACAGCGTCAGCAATTATCATGGGAACAGTCGCGGTATATTGCTTTCCATGCAATCAAGGTCGGAGATACAAAGAACAAGTTAAGAAAACTTACAGATCTTAACAAGTTTCCTTGGGAAGTCAGCACACCGAGACCGATTAACAGGATAGAAATGACCGAGTTTTCGGATGATGCAGACGAAATTCTACGAATAACCAATCCGACTATTTACGCGGCATTACAAGCAGCAAAACAGCAAGAAAATGGCCAATAAAATAGGTGATCTATTAATACGGATTGGATACAGTTTCGACAGCGCATCGTTGAAGAAAGCGCAAGCCGAACTGAAAAAGTCAGGTAAAGACCTTTCTGATATTGGGCAAAGTATTAGCATTGGACTGTCTGCCCCATTGGCTGCTTTCGGCATTGCGGCTATCAAAGCAGCCGGAGACATAGAAGGGTTGTCGCTTGCAATGAAATCAACCTTTGCAAACGCAGGCCGTTCAGCTGAAGAAGCGGCGGCAGAGGTTCGGGCATTACAGGAAGCAGCAAAAGCACCTGGGCTTGAATTTGAACAGGCTGTCCGCGCTTCAATCCGACTGCAAAGTGTTGGATTCACGGCGGAGGAAGCACGTGTAACGATTCAGGAACTTGCCAATGCAATTGCATCAACAGGAGGATCAGCCGAAAACCTGACAAGCGTAACACAGCAGTTCGCGCAGATGTCGGCTAAGGGTACGATATTACAGGAAGACCTAAGCATTATCAAGGAAAACCTACCATCAATCAGCGGATTGATGCAGAAGGCTTTCGGCACAACAACTGCCGAAGGTCTTCGTAATCTTGGCGTGACCGGAAAGCAGTTCATCGAAGAGATGACGAAAGGCATGGCAGGTCTTACCCGTGTGGAAGGCGGCATATCCAACAGCATTGTTAATGCAGGCAGCGCATTAACACAATTCTTGGCAGGAATTGGTGAAGAGATCAACAAGACATTCAATCTGTCGGAAAAAAGTAACCAGTTCGCTGATTACTTGAAAGGGCTTGGTGACACGTTCAGAAACCTATCAGACAATACAAAACAGTGGATCGTTAAGATAGGACTATTCCTCACTGCCTTGGGGCCTGCTATCGCAATCATGGGGGCCATTAAGTTAGCTACTGGTCAGGTGGTTGGTGTAATCACTTCCGTTATTGCGCCACTAAAGGCTTTTTCGGCAGGATATATAAGAGTTGCGAATGCTGCTAAATTAGCAGCAGCGGAGGAGGTCTTGGCAACCAAGGCAGTAGAAGCCGCAAAGGCATCAACAGCAACGGCAAACCTTATATTTGAGCAGGCCACAACCGTAAAACAGAAAGCAACAGCAGCAACCAAACTGATGAAGGCGCAAGAGGTGGAAGCGGCAGCAGCTTCGCGCCTTCTTGCTGCACAGACGCAAGTCACAACAGCAGCAACCGCAACATCTGGCAATGTTTTTTCAGTAGCAGCGGCAAAGATAGCAGGAGGATTCCGCGCAATGTCAGCAGCTTCAAAAGCATTTGTTGTGATCGGATTGGCCATTCTAATCTATGAAATCGCCAAGGCAGTATATGAGTGGAGCAATCAGCTTTCAGACGCGGAACAAGCACAACAGAATGTGAATGACGCAATGAAAGAAGCTGAAACAAGCATTTCTGCCGAAAAGGTTGCAGTCACTTCGTTGATAGCCGTCATCAATAGCGAAACGTCATCCAAGGAAGCAAAGTTAAAGGCGATTGAGGATTTGCGGAAGATTGCGCCACAATATTACGGAGACCTGACACTTGAAAAAGCAACAATAGAGGATCTAAATAAAAGATATGACGCATATATAGACAATATCCTAAAAGCGGCAAGAGCAAAGAAAGCACAGGAAGCATTGGTAAAGTTAGATCAGGAAGAGGTTGACCTACTGAATCAACAAGCCAAAGCAGAGGAAAAAATGAATAAACTTCGCGCTGATGGTGGCGCAATTAATTTTGTAAAGGAATACATTGCTTCCTACGATTATACAGGGCCTGTTGATGCACTTAAAAGAATAAAGATTGAACGGGAAAAGCTAACAGCAGAAGTAAAGAGGGGGTATGACGAAGAGATGGCAAACGCAGGGGCAGCAGCAGCAGCGCAAACAAAGTATGACGCTGAAATGGCAGCATCGCAATCGGCAAAAGCATCAGCGTCAGCAGCAAACTTAAACCGTTCAGCTGCTTCAGCAGCGGCCATAAAAATAGAGTCAGAACAGGCCAAAGTCCTTGCTGACAATCTAAAAAGAGTAAATGATGAAGCGGCATACCAACAGGCAACAGGTATTCAGGACATTGGGGAGCAGGTCAAGATAGCCGAAGATAATATACGCAACCTAATTAACGCAGGCTTTGATCCACTTGGAAAAGAAGTATTGGCAGCAAAAGAAGCATTCAGGCTTTTGCAGGTTCAAATGCTTTCAATGTCATCATTTGAAATCGAAGGTACAAAGCTGATTAACGACCTGCAAAACCTAAAAAATACAGGTGTTGATCCAACAACGGAAGCGTACAAGGAAGCGGAAGCAGCCGTAAGATCGTTTTTTAATGCGGCAAACAATCCCATAACCCTGATACCAGTTGCAGCACCAACAGCAGCAGGAGGTGGACAAGTTCCTCCAACAGTAGGTAGAATTATAACAGCAGAGGAGATAGAGATGATGCGGCAAATGGCCGAAGAAACACAAAAGGCAGCTACTCAAACTACACTATTAAATACAGCAGCAGAAGGAATCGCAAGCCTTGGCGATTCTATTGCAGCAGGACTTTCAGCAGGGAAAGACGGATTTAAGGAGTTTGCAAGAAGCGCGACCGATGCAATCGCGCAAGTGATTAGCGCACTGATTAAGTTGGCCGTAGCAAACGCAATCACGGCAACATTAAAAGTAGGCGCAGTTCTTGGCCCCATCGGCTTGGCATTGGCAGGGGCAGCAGGCATAGCGGCAGGAGCATTATTCAAGTCGTTGGTTGGTAAAGCTAAGTTCGCAAAAGGAACACGCAATGCACCCGGTGGCCTTGCAATGGTCGGTGAAACAGGGCCTGAACTTGTAAACCTGCCAAGGCATTCGCAGGTGTACACAGCAAACCAAACAAAGAATATGCTGAACGGCAATAATGAGACAGGATTCGGAGGAATGGCATTGTCCGGTGAATTTGTCGTCCGAGGTTCTGACCTTGTTCTTGCACTTGATCGCGTTAATCAAAAGCAAAATAGAGCAAGATAATGGCTGAAAGACTATACGGTTACGGAAAATCACCAAGCGGAGACATAAATTACACAGTAGCTGTTTTTGATACGGATTTCACCGGAACAAAAACAGAGTTCGATCTTGAACAAAGCGGTATCCTGATTAAGTGGGATTCAGACGAGACAGACAACCGTCATGCGCCTATACTTGGTAGTAGTTGTGATGTCAGGGCAATATACAGGCAGGGAGATACAGACGTATCTACTT